TATCTAAAGTACTGATTTCCAATGGCACCATAAGCCGAGTTGAGTTGGATCTTTCGAGCCATTTGGATGTTATTGAATTTACTAATATCTCTTTGTAGTTTGGCACTTGGGTGAACTTCATTGTCCCGCTTGGCAGCGAGCATTTTTTTCTTATATATCGTACGCTCATTGTAAATAGTCTCCATCATTTCAGGTAAGAATCCTCTGATGTCCTTACGATACTGTGCTCCATTAGCACAGGTAGCAAACTTCTTATCAAACTCTACTTCCTGGTTGAGGATTCTCTCCACGCTTGCGCTGGCATGTCTAGTCTCCCAGAGTGTTTCTGGCGAGATGTTGTATTGCATAATAAGATGAGGATAAAGGCTATTAAGGTCAAAAGAGACCACCCAATCATAGCTTCCCGCTTTCGGTTCTTTGACATAAGCTCCTGCATATTTTTCGTCCTTTTTGGATCCCTTTCGGGGTGGTACGACCACATTTCTTTCCTTGAGATAATTATATATCATTGTGTCCCACATTCTTACCTGTGAATACACATCCTCAAGGTTTACTTTGGCATCATAAGCCATCGTGACTGCCAACTCAATGAGTTTCATCTTCTCTTCGAGTCTGTCAACTAGCTCAACGTCTTTGATGTTATACTCTACAAACTTTTGCCAGTCATTTGTGTAGAAGTCTTTAAAATTTTCATACTCACTGTGGTCAAGTTTTCCTTCACCCAATTCCACAGTGGCAATATGTTCAAGTCTATATGATTCCTGATTGGTGTAAGTAAACTTACGATAGAGATCAAGATAGTCAAGTATATTAATGCCCGATAAGTCGTAGGCATAGTTAGTTCGTCCTTGTATTGTTATCTCTCTTTCATTAGCACGATTCCAAGGTGACATGGAATTCATCCATTTCTTACCTAAGATTCTATCAACCCTCCTACAAATGTATGGTACGTCATATAGATTGACATTCCAACCAGTTAAAACATCTGGTGTATTTTCAACCCACCATCCTACAAATGCCTTAAGCATCTCCTCTTCTGTCCAGAAGATAAAAGATTTAACACCTTCAGGTGCTTCAAACTCACGGGTAGACCAAGTAAAGAATTCTTTAGTATTTAGATCTTTGATTGTTATACAGAGCATTTCCTCTGCTGCTTCTGCAACATTAGGGAAACCATTCTCACATGCAACCTCGATGTCCATCGTAAAGATTTTCATCTGATCCATACGATAGTCTATATCACCTGGGAATTCATTAGCAATGAATTGATACACGAATCTCTCATACCCTGAGACCTTAAACCCATGCACATTCTCATATTTCTGAATGAATTCCCTTGCTTGCTTAGGGTTTTCAAACTGGATAGGTTTTACATTCTCACCATCAAGTGTCTTAAACTTCTCCTCTTTATTTGAGGACACATATAGTACAGGTGAAAAATGGGTACGGGACTGGATTTGTTTTCCGTCCTCGTACCCACGATATAGTATAGTGTTTCCAGCAAGTTGAATGTTTGTATAGAAACTAGACATTCGTCTTCTGATACTCTCCTAAGATTTGTTTGGATGGCTCTACTATAGTAAAAACTGACTCAGATGTCAAGAAGAGATCACGTTGTGCAGCATATTTAGGATATGCTTCCAACTTTCCATCAAGAATACGATAGCATTCTTCTACAAGATAGACTGGTTCTTCATCCATCTCTGTAATTTTACCGATTAGGTAGTCAGTCAGACTTCCGTTCCTCAGCAGTATTATCTTTACCACTTGTAGCCTCCACTAATTCGTTGTATTTTTTAATGACTTCTTCATAAGTCTCATAAGCACTAACAATCTCCTCAAGTTTCAGCATGATAGCATTGCCCTTGAGTAATGGTGCATATGGTTCAAACCTAAGTTCTGGTTTGGTAATCTTTTGAATCTCACCATTGTCTAAGACTGCATCATGGGGTTGTGTTACCCATACGCTATAAGGATTCCTTAATTGAAACCCAATAACATTTTCCTGATCATCCTTAGTGGTGACTTCAAACAAGTCTGCGATGACATCTTCACCGTTTCTTGTTCTTACGACTCTTACGCTCATAGTTTCGTCTTTCGATTTCAGTAATAGATTCCTTAATAATATCCTTAAGGATTTTTTCAGCGTTAGTATCCTTCTGCTCTGCTATTGGTCGGACATGCCGTAGCAGTTCATCAGTATAACTCGAAGGTACCTCAACTGTCAAGAGGTCACTATCACCTTCGTAATTTGATTTAGTTAAATTTAGATAAACATTCATTGTATATTCCAAATAAAAAGAGACCCGAAGGTCTCTTTAGTTGTGTTTTATATAGGTCAATAATAATCTTCTTGTAATTTCTTGACCCATTCTTTTCGGCCACAATACCCATGAGCATCACCTGTCTCCATGTTGCGATGCTCATTAACATGCAACACCTCTATCATAAGGAATAAACCAATCATCATCATTGGTAACATCCATAAGGGATGACCAAAGACCTCACAGAATTCCTTATAATAATCTTCAAATTTCATATGATAATTATATCATAGATATTCCTTACGTGCATGATGCTCAGGTACAATCTTACCTAATGTTATGATAAGCATACCATCTTCAAATGATACATCCTTTATCGTAGAGTCATCAGACAGTTGCCACTGTCTACTGAATGACCTCTGAGCCATCCCTCTATGTAGGTATTCATTCTCTTCCTTCTTCTCTTCTTTCTCACCTTGTACGAATAATTTACCATACTCAGTGAAGACCTTTACCTCTCCTTTCTTAAATCCTGCCAGTGCAATTTCCAAACGTGATTCCACGTTGCTTACTTGGACAAGATTGTATGGTGGGTATTGACTATTTTGATTCAAATTGAAGAAGTGGTCAAAATAATCATCCAGTCCAATACTGTTTTTATGGATTTTCTCCATGAGCTGCGGTAGATCGGCAGCACGATATCTCTGTAGTCCAGTCATAATAGCCTCCTTAAATAAGCTAGGTTTAGTGTGTTGTCCCTTTCGGCGACACTACTATTTAACCACATCTTAAGGAAAACTTAAATGGTATATGCCGTACCATTTATGGAGGGTTAAGCGAACCTATATAGATCTAGGTAAAAATGTCCAAAAAGCATGAAAAGATTAATTCCTATAGTTATGCTCTTGGGTTTGGCACCGTTGTCTGCACGTGCAGATATGACTTCACGTATGACTACCAGTGTTCAACTACAAGTTAACGCTGCTGCAACTCAAATGCAGAGAGTAGGTAACTCATACGCCATATCTGGCACTAACGTTGATACAACTGATGGTACGACAGCTAATACTATAACGGGTGGTACTATTGCCAATGGTATATACGGACCTGGTACTATTACTGCTACCCAAGATGACCCAGGTGAGGCATTCAGCTTCACGACTTCATTCACTCAAGGAGACGCTTTGGTAACATCTGCACCTTCAGTTGGTTCTGTTAGTGCATTAAGTAACCAATTGTCTACTGGTGCAGGAACCGCAGGAAACCTGGCTGGGACAGTGACTTCGCAAGGTGCGTTGACAATAGTTGCTGGTGGAGCTGGAACTTCAGCTACAGGTCAGTTCGTATCTGAGCTCCAAATTGACTAGGAAAAATGAAAAGAGTTATAGTAATCCTATGGCTTAGTCTTATGGGATCATCAGCACAAGCAGTGCCAGTGGTCCCCAATTTTCAGCAGGGCTCCATGACGAGCCATACAGAAACTGAAAGTACGGTTACAGAAACAATAAACTCAATTGATTATAGAACAGGATGGGAATACAGCGTGACTGGGGTAGGCGTTTCCAACAATGGAGAAGCACTAAACCCACCAGTGAATACATCAACAGTGACAGTGACTCCATCATCGGCAGGAGGCACAAACGGAGGAGCAGGTGGCGTAACGATAACAGGAGCAGTAACAAGTTCCTTCGACGCATTAGACTTCTCACAACAAAACAACTTCACAATTACCAACCCAGGGGAAGCATTTCAATTTTCTCAAACGTATCAAGGACCAGGGATCACCAACCAGACCGTGATACAAAGAGTGACCTCAATAACAAGCGTCACAGATACCACAAGTACCTTTACCCAATAGCAGCATTAATGGTGGCATCACCTGTGAATGCTGAAGGTGTAGGTGGTGTAAGTGCTACTGCTAATCCAATCGCCAACTCTTCAGGTTCAGTAACGAACCAGGCAATACAAGTTTTACAAGGTCCTTATATAACCAACACCTACGGTGGTGGAGTCCAATGTCAAGGTAGTACCTTGAACATCACTCCCTATGTTCAGTTTGCTGATTCAAGAAAGCATCCGTGGGAAGATTACTATGATGAACCACAGTATAATATGAGTGACTTCTCTGGTAGGACTACTAAACAGACTGTTACTGTAAAGAATTATCCTTGGGAGTCATGGTATGACGACAGGACTAAAGCAGATGGTAGTAGATGGTTTGAAGATGGAGATGATATACAAATAGAAATAGATGTTGATGGTCCAGATGGTGTACCTGATGTAGTAAGCAATCAACAGATGGATCCTACATGGTATAAACCAGTAAGGACTGACATGAAAGCAAACCAAAGTTTTAATATGGGTGTCAGTGCTACTCTGTCTATACCATTGAATAAGAAATTAAGAGACCAGTGTCATCAAGCAGCACAAGCACAGATTAATCATCAAGTGCAGTTGACATCTAACAAGAGATTAGACTTTGAGATAGCTCGTCTTAAAAATTGTGGTGAGTTAAAGAAAGCTGGTATATTTTTCCACCCAGCAAGTCCTTATCATAGTATATGTGCTGACGTAGTAGTCACAAATCCTGGTGGTAAGATTGTACCACACGTACATAACCTACCTCAACCTAACTTTGAGTCTTCTTCCGAGACTCCTCCTCCTTCTTCCTCTTCTTCTCAGCCTTCTCTCTCTTCTGATGATTCTTCGCAAAGTTTATCCCAAGAAGACCTTTCTTCTTCCGATACTCATTCGTCTTCAACTCAGC